ACATTCGTATTGCTATTCGTATTCGTAGCCGTACTTGTTGTGGTATTGACATTAGTGTTGCTATTCGTGTTATTATTCGTATTCGTAGCGGTACTTGTACTTGTCGAAGTGTTGGTATTATTATTTGTATTTGTGGCCGTACTAGTGGAAGTATTGGTGTTCACATTAGTATTGCTATTTGTGTTGGTATTGTTATTTGTGCTAGTGCTGGTAGTGGTCTGATTATTATTCTCACAGAATTCTGTTCCAGCAGTACAATCACCAGTTTGATCGGCCGTGATAGTGCCCGACATACTGAGTGCAATTACGCCCAACAATATTGGTATAAGTTTTTTCATGAAAGTCTCTCTCCAAAGATATATTTTCTTGATATAGGTATTTATAATTAAAATGTCATTGAAATGCCACAACCACAAGTAGTTTCTACATTCGGATTCTCGAATCTGAATTCTTCATTCATGCCTTCTGTTCTATGATCTAGGACTAGACCATCTAGGTAGGGTACTGACTCTGGGTCAATATAAAAAGAAAACTTTCCATAATCAATGATATGATCGTCTGGTTGGGCTGGTCGATTTTCAATGTAATCAAATATATATTCGTAACCACCACAACCACCACCAGTGATTCCTATACGAACCCCTTTGTCATTTTGGATAGATGTTTTCTCTATGAGTTTTGTTATTGCATCATCTGTAACTTCTATATTCATACAGACTATTTATAAAAAAACCCACCTAATTCGGTGGGTTCTTCGTTACACTTCTTCTCGTGTTTAGAGCATTGGATGATTAGCCTTTCTTTAAAACTTTGTACCCACCATATAAGATGCCTGCATACGCAAGCCATTTTACTAAGGGGCCCAAAAAGACAATCCCAAGACTAAGTGCTAAAATTACACCGCCATCTAAAGTTGATACCTCAGACAGTCTTGCTTTTATGAAGTCCATATAATTTACCTCTTTTTTGGAGTTCCACGATTGCTTTCCCTCTTCTCTTTCGTTCAATGGGTTGACACTCGTCTCTACTCTTATTAGCTAATTCCTCTAAGTCTGATGTTGAAACACCAGCTATGGGATATTTCACTCTCTTCTGGATGCGTGATCTACCATCAACTATGGTTTCCCACCCATCTGGTTTCCATTTTACAGACATAATTACTCTCAGTAGTATTATTTATAACAATTAGATACCATATTCGTTCTTTTTATACCTTCCTGTAGGGAAGTCTATGGCCTCTGTGACACCAAGAAAGTTCTGATAACTTACATTTTTCTTGATGTTTAAATCTTTTCGTATCTGTTCGACACTTTTAGTGAGAAGTTTTGAATAATCTTGTGTTAACATATTCCCACTCTCTTTTGCAATTCTAAATCCTTCTGACCTAATTTTCAATGGTTTCAACGAAAGGTTTATAAAACACTCTCTGATTGCTTCTAAGAATGTTACAAATCTAAATCCTGTCAAACCAGCATCAACTGCATACTTAACTTGAATAAGCATTTCTCCAAGTTGATCTCTACCAACTCCAAGTATTATATGATGAGTATCGTGTAATCCAAACATACGATTTGATATTCTAACTCGAACCGCTTTCATCATACCCAGTTCTTTAATATCCTTTTTCAAGTCTGGATGAACATCTTCACTGGTCATGTAGTAGTTTAGAACTGCTGGATTAACAAAAGCTTTTGTGTTAGTATCCTCTAATTTACCCTTCTTAAGAAAAGAAGTTCTCTGTTCTACTCTTTGATTTTGGGCACCCCTATTGTGCATAGTTTCTTGTGGAATCCATTCCTTACCTAATGATTGCATTGTTTTAGTCCACAAATCCATGAACCTTATATACTCTCTTCCTAAAGTACCCTTCTTAAGTTTCCTTAATCTTGTGGAATCATCTAGTAATTTAGTATGGTGATGCCACTGACCATCTGTAATTTTCTTCCCATTAGGTACTTGGTTGGTTGCCCACCTAAATCCAAGTTTTCTACTTTCTATTTCACCTATGCCAAAGAAATTACCACATGAATCTCCAAACTCATGTTGTGTTTCATTCTTTGTGGTGTCCAGTCTTTTGAATAAGACCTTTGTAAATAATTTGACTTGATGCCAATTATTTGTCCATCTTCCCATTACATAGTGGTTAACATTATCGTTCATTCTCAAGTTCCTTAATCCTCGATTCTATTTTATCCATTCTTTCAGATAACAATGGATAGTCCCTTCTCCATTTTGCTTCTTTTTTTGCTATCTCTATATCGTATTTATCAGACAAATATGCCATGAAATTATCTAGTTTTATTTGAAACCAGATTCCCATCTTTGTGGATTGAAACCATCTATAAAAAGAACTACCTATGATTGAAGATAGTATTGACTTGAGTGTTAGAATTAATAGGAAATACACTTTTCTCTCTTATAAGAGAAATCTTTACCCTATTGTTTAAATAGGATAAAGAATTCACATTCTTTGGGATTAGTGGAACAATACTTCTTCAATTGTGAAATGAGTATTTGGTAATCCACTGTGACTTCGGTTTGTATTACTTCCTTAGAAGTGGATACCTCTACTGGTGGTTTACCAGTAGGTTCCTCAGTTACTTTCCCTGTTCTTCTGGAGTCTTTGGCTCTTGCAGAGCATCAGTCTCTTGATCTATGTAATCAGATGCATCTTCAACTATTCCTGCTGTAGTATCACCTACAAAGGCAGCTGCATCAACGACATCCTCAGTAACAGCAGAAACTACTTGTGAGGTTCCTGTTACAACAGAATCAACAGTGCCTGTGACAACTGTTTTCCCTGCTTCCCAGACGCCACCAATTGTGGAACATCCAGAAATGACCAAAAGAAGACCAACTGCCAATAAATTATTTAGATTCATTGTAATCTTCCTCGATTATTATTAATAAAAGTGCAATCCATCTGATCTACACTGGTTAATTCTTGAACAAATCCTCGTTCAATATAATATTTATATCACTAAAATTCTCTAAATGGACAAAATTGTACTATTAATGTGGTACAAATAGAGTTCCAGCATTGTGGTGGTAAACTATATCATACACTATTTCTAATGAATGTACTATTAATACTAGCGTTAATAGGAATGCACATACCTTTAACCACTTTATCATATGTTTCATTATGTCTCCAATGCTGTTCATTTTTGAACATCATGTATATATTATACCACAAAACTAGCTTGTGTCTACTTTTTTAGAGAGTTTGACCAATCTTTTTTCAATACTTTAATGTATTCTTTGATATTGTGATCTGCAATAAAGTCTAATCGACCTTTTACAATAGTCTTTAGGAGACTTAAACCTTTGTCCTTGACTCGTTTTGTAGACCACCTATTTAAATCTGTAACCTCTCCTGTGGACATAATATATCTGCATCTACCATTATGTCTCCATCTCCAGAAAGATGGTACACAAGGTACAACATCATTGTTGTTTACGAACCTTTGATGGTTCAAATGGTTATCACACCATTTTGCAAATTTAGGGCCACCCGCTCTAGGTGAACCATAAGTGTAGAGAGTATCTACATCCCATTTGTTCACATACTCAAGACGAGATGCAATGAGTGTGGCCATTGCACCACCGAGCGAGTGTCCTGTTACCCAAATCTTTTTGTTGACTTTACCAACTTTTCCATACCTTTCTACCCTAGCAAGTAGTTTATCCCAAACTTTGTCTACTTCTTCTTTGAATCCTTCATGTATTTGACCAACTCCTGTGAGAGAATCTTCTTTGAATATCTCTAGGTCTGCATAAACATCATTCATTTGGGAAGGTTCAGTACCACGAGCTGCAATAACAAAATCTTCACTATTGTGCCAACAGTGGACTTGAGCTCCTTCTATGTCTATTAGTGTATGTGCAGTAAATCCTTGACCTTTACCAAAGACTTTTCCTTTATCTTTATTCCAATAGGCTGCTTGAGAAAATAATGCGAAAACAACTCTTCGTTCTTTTTCTGACATATTATACAATCGACTCATTATCCTATTTTTAATTTCCATGCTTGGCCGAGCTGGATCCGCTCCGCGGTATGTATCGTTGAATTTTAATAATGGCATTTTATTTATTAACTACACCTATGTTGTACTTTGGAACAAGTTCCCATTCTTCCTTTTCTTTATATGGGAGAACCTTGATCTGTGACATGGGAGCTAATGGAGCGTCAGAGTTGTTTGATATGATTTTTAATAATCCCCACTCAGCAAGAAGTCTAGAAATTGCATTCCTTCTGCCGATATCGGATTCTGTTATTGAAGACTCTTTACCATCTAATGCAAAGAGTTCTTTGAAGTGAACGAGATAGTATTTACCTCGTTTGTGTAAGATATGACACGATTGATAGAGTATTTTATCTTTTCTGGATGCAACACCAATTCTTGTTAGTGTTTCTTTGACTTTTAGAAAATCGTCTGATTCTTTCAACTCTACCTCTACCATATCGGAGAGGTCGTAGCTCATTTAATTATTGTCTCCCACCTTTATTCATTCTGTTTTTCAATTCCTCTATTTCCTTTGCAGTAAGTAATCTTAAATACTCTTCTGCTTTAGACTTAGAACATTCATAATAATCTTGGATGATTTTCATGTCTTCCAAGACACTAGGTTTAACCCATTTGGCAAACCTTTTCCTTTTTCTAAGAGTATTTAGGAAATAATGGAATTGTAGACGAGAATCTAGGTGGTGTCTACGATTTATTTCGTTTGCATACATGATGCAATCTTGATGATAAGAGAGTGTTCTATTTGTGATAAAAGAAGCGTACTCTCTTTCTGAAAGATCATCTTCCATGATGTCTTTCTTGGTAAATGATATAGCGTTAACAAAATCAAATGGATTCATTATCTTTTTCTTGTTCCATATCTAACCAAATTTTATTCATTGGAGAATAGAATGGTTCATCATACCAAGGCCCACCAAGAGTATAATGATATGCCTTTGCATTGTATCTGGTTTCATAATCTCCAACTAACCAGTTCCATTCAAGTGGTATATCCCCAATTTCATCTTCATCACACCATTTAAACTGGTGTAAGTCAGACAGTTCCATTGAGAAAACATCCTCAAATGTTAAACTACATACATCCTTATTGAAGATCATAAAACTTGACCAATTCTTTTTAGGATAATTTACTTGTTTTTGTCCATCCATTTTTGTAGATACTATAGACTTGTATTCTGGATGTTTACAAACATAAACTGCTTTTGAATTATCTAAGTTATCTTGTAGAATAAGATTTAATGGATTATCTAAAAAAAGAAAATCATCATCTGAGAACAGAACCCATTGTGAGTCTGAATAAACCTTATCTAATGCTGGTGTTAAAAACCTTGTTCGTGAGAATGGATTTGATGTTCTATCTTCATAATAGACTGGAACATTCTTTACATTAACATAAAACTTCTCTAAAGAATATCTACAGACCTCACTCGGTCTTGTGTAAGTTGGTGTATATCCATTCCAAAAATTAATTGTGCTATCCATTAAAAAATTCCTCTAAATTATTTTTATTATCGTTTACAAATATTGAACTAGACCTATATGTAATTTCTCCAGTTCTTTCCATCTTATAACCAAAATCTTTGTAAACATATTTTTCTATATTATCATAGAATCTATGACCATTCCATAGGTCATCTTTTTGTATTACATCTTGTACATTATACCATAGGTCATTGTATTTAGCAACATCAGATTCTAGTTCTCCAATCTTCTTCTTGAAATCAAAAGAATCTTTTACCCAAAGATATTCTGGAACACCAAACTTTTCAGTATCTTCTTTCTTAATGAAGAAAGGTATAATTCCAAAAATTAACATCTTCCAGAATTTACTAGAAGTAGGATATCCATTACTACCACCTATTGATAATGTATACTTCGTATCATATAACTGTGGATGTAAATCAATCATAGGTGTTTCAATAAACCTGTCATGATATTGTTCTTCGACTCTTTCCATTTCCCACTTACCATAAATCATTGTCTCTGGAAAGTTAGAAAGAATGTAGTCTTTTACAATTCCATACTTGTCTGTTGACTTGTGATGTGAAGCAGTTCCATGCATGATAATACTAATTAAAGTATTTCTAGAATTAGGTCTCTTAAGAAGTTTCTTTCGATCTTCATTCATTAAACATGCATAAGAATGACCAACATCTGATATTGGTATTTTTGTTTCAACAATCTGTTGATCTTCTTTAGACTTAATATGTTTTGCAACTGTCTCAGTATCCTTAACACTTAAAATTCTTTTAGACCTATTGATTAGGTCTTTTGCTTCTAAGGGAAAGAATCTAGAGTCCTCACCTATTTCTAGATATGGGACTCCAGATTTATTTAAATAATTGGTAATTATACCTGTATAGTTTTTAGAAAAGGAAATGGGTTTTGCATATCCAGAACCATCTTTCTTTAATAGAAAGTTCTTTATGGTGTTACCACCACTCAATCCACTATACAATAATCCAAAGTCTGGCTGGATATCAAAAAAACCAGATAACCATTCTTGATTATCATGATCTTTATTGTAGTGTTCCCAACAATCAATAATGTTATTGTTCTTGTTAATCTGTGTCTTTATGTGTGGTGGTAATGTTGAAAAATCATTCCTACTCACAATATAGAAATTATAGTTAGGATATAGATGTGCCATTGTCCATATAAAGACTGCACTTTCAGAATCCCCACCTATAATTCCCCATTTTTCATTACGAAAAATTATAGACTTACCAAACTTCCCAATTATTATATTCATTCTTCGTAGTACATCCTTATAGTAAAAACTCTCAAAAGTGCAACTAAAGTCATACCTATTGTAATAACTACAGAAGTTGTTAAGGTATTAAGTTCCATTACATCAATACAGAGATATAAAAATCCTAAACTGATGGGCCAATTGATAATCAACCCAGTAAAAACTGTAACGAAAGTTTCTTTAAGTGCTTTTGCTTGTTTCTTATTCATGCTACTAGTAATTTGTTTCTGTCATACCACTCTTCTTTGATTTCATCAAAAGGAACTACTGTTTGTAATTCCCAAGTTTCTTCAAGTCCTTCAACCTGTTGAAATCCACCAAGAAAGTCTACTGGTGCTAATCTTTGTTTTTCTTTATCATCTGTATAGAAAAACTTCCATTCTGGATTAACGCACTCCATATAACTTTTCATATCATTCCAATAATCAGTATAGGATTTGAAAAAATCTTCTACTGGGTCTTTTGTATCTGGTGTTCCCAAGTGATTAATAACTTGTAACCTACCACCCCTTCTAAAGAATGCTGGATTATCAATTAAAATATCTTTAATTTTGTTTTTAATAATCCAGAGAGAAGCTTTAGGCATACAAGACATTGAAACATACTCAATTGTATTGTTAGGTCTATACCCATTTTTTGCAGCCAGTGGTAATACTTCTGCACCTAGAGTTACATCAATAACTCTCTTCTTAGTGGTTACACCTTCAATGTAGGAATGTAAGAATGATTGAACTTTCTTAAGTTCAACATCTGCATTCATCATCCACTTTGCTTCGTTCTCAACATCTTCAATCCAATTGACAATTTGACTTTCAGATGCATTTGTATCTAATGGATACGCACCATTCTCTAACATTTGATTGATAGATGATATTGCATCATCTTCATTGTTTGCACCAAAGTCTTTTTCAAGAGAATTGAGATATGTTCCAACAGATATTAAATTGTTCTTGTTAAAATCATCAGTAGTTTTAAATACATAACATATACGATTTTGTAAACTACTAAATTTTCTTAGTCCAGTATGAACTGTATTTCCACCAAAAACTGCAATGACTTTACCTTCATCATTAATGACAATGTGCATTCCTTTACATCTTAGATCATATCCATTCTTTTTTAAATCATTATAGATAAGATTTTTCTTTCTATTACCATCCTTTCTATATTCTTGGAAATTAGTATCAGTAGATTGTGCTTTACGCAAAGCATCAATATCTATTGGTAAAGTTTTGTGAAATACAAGTCCTTTGTGTTGAAAATTAAACCATTCTGGTCTAGTATCTGGATTCCACCAGATTTTGTGAGTTTCTATTTGTTTATTTGTAAATTCAGAATTACTTAAACTCACGCAAAAGTCTGAACTTGTTTTTTGAAATGCCATAATAGCCTCCAATTAATTTGTAAGAATCCAATCATCTTACTATTAAAATATAAAATTCTATCAAGTCTAATCATATCAAGAATTTCACCCATTAAAGAAAAGAGTCTAATGAACCCCTTTCTCCAAATTTCTCTGCATGTATACCAATCGGTTTCTCTGGTTTACCGCCTCTACCTTTGGTTGCACAATCTGTTGAACAATATGCAACACAAGACAACCTTATACCTTCCCCAGTTATCGGCGTTACTCCATGTATCTCATTACTATCTGCAATCAATACATCACCATCATCGGCTTCTATTGCAATGCCATATCTTGGAAAACAAAGATATGCACCACCAAAATCACCTATTCTGAAAACACACATTGTTGTCATACCAAATTCTAAATCTTTACCATCTACATGTGCAGACATCTTTTGAGTTCCACCAGTAGAATATTTGTTTGCAGATAGAGTTGTAATTGGAGCTCCACCTAATTGGTATTCCTCATTTATACATTCATCTGCATATGTTCTTTGTAGTTTCCAGATATCTGGACAACCTTTTTTAAGTGCAACCTCATTAATCCTTGCTATGTGTTGCATCTTTTCCCACTTATCTACATTAGCTTTGTTGGAACACCAATTTGATAATCCTATTTTTCCAGTAAATCTGCCTCGTTTATATCCAGCAAAGACTGAATGAATTTCATTTGCATTTGCAATCATGTTCCATTTTCCATTCTTTTTAATTGGATAATATGAATTAGGTGTTCTAAGTTTGTAGTCTTTACCTTCAACCAACCCTCTTTTTTTCATTTCTTCGTGGTCAATAGGGCCTGATGCATTTGCTCTCATTGTTGAAGTATCATCAATAGATAATAAAGTATCCTTTACTTCTGTGTAAGTGTCACCTGTATATTGTCCTTTAACAATACATGCAAGTAATGGTTTATCCTCTAATGCACCAAATGGTTTGTAGATACTGATAATGTCATCTTCAACACCAATAGAAGATATAACATCTGTGTAAGCAGTTTCATCTAACCACTTACCATTAAACTGTTCGTGAGTTTCTTTTTTTCCTAAGTCTCTTGTTGCAGTAAATTCCATGGCGTTAATATCTGTTGTTTTATCTCTTCTACTAGGTAATACAAACATAATGGTGCAACCATTAAACCTATCCTTGCACCCTTATCATTGTAATCCCCAGTCATTTTATAATCGTTTGGTAATGTCATTAATCGAACCATTTCTTTTGGTGTGTATATTCTTTTACCACTATAATGGAAATGATTACCACCCATAAATTTTGGTTGACATCCCTGTTCAGTTAATGAGTGTGCTGGTAAATGAGATGGAACTATTCTTGACATATAATAAGAATGTTTATGTTGTTCTTGTGTAAGTAACCCATCTTCTATTTGTTTATCAAACCAACCTCTTACAATATTATCTCCTATTGAGATATAAGGTCTATTTGATAATGTGTGTATAAATTCATCTACCCCTTTACATGGCCCACAATGTTCAAGTTCTGGGTCTGGATGTTTATCAAACCCATGTACCCAATGTCCCTTAGAAGACTCTTTCATTGCATTTAAGAGGTATTCTGCATCCTTTTGGTTCTCTTCATCATCTATTAGATCATCTATTGCTTCTCCAATAGAAACCCTTTCTACACTAACTTCTGGAAATAACCCACTTAGACACATCCAAGGCATGCCTATTGCATCCAATACATCATCACGAACCCCAACTAAGAATACTCTTTCTCTCTTCTGTGGAACTCCATGTTCATGTCCTTTAAGTATTTTCCATGTAACTGAATAACCTAATGCTTCAAAATCTGTTATCATCTTATTAAGATGATCTCTTGCATAGTCCATAGAAAGACCTTTTACATTTTCACATACAATAACTTTAGGTTTAATGTCTTCTGCAATACGAATCATTTCCCAAGTTAAGTCTTCTATGTTCTGTTGTTTCATTCCATATGCAACTTTCTCTTTATTCCAACCTTCTCTTTTCTTTCCAGCAACAGAAAATGGTGGACATGGTGGTGAACCATCCATAATATCTAATTCACCTTTCTTGAGTCCAGTCATTTCTAAAATATCTTTACCAGTAACTTGTTTAATGTCTTTACATTCATGAACTGTATTTGGAAAGTTTGCAAGATAGGTATCAACATGTATTTGTTGAAACTCATTCATATACTTTACATCACCACCAGCAAGTTTATATGCACAAGAAGAACCACCACCGCCTGCAAAGAAAGTGATGTAATCAAATTTCTTTTTTGCCGACTCGTATCGTAGGTCTTCTAGATTATATTGAAAATGTTTTCTCATAAGCAGTAAGGAAATGGTATTGCTTGATATTGTCTTGGGTCTAATCCCCATTTGTATTCTTCATACCCACCCAGATAAACACTCTCTGGTATAATATCAAAAGCAACTGTTACTCTAGGTTTGTCTTCAACCCAAGGCGTTGATGTATGTTCAAATGAAGATGGAGAATAGATTATCATATCATTGTAATCTGTGTGTTTAACTATATCCTCTTCTTTAGTTTTGGGGCCTACTCTATACCAAGTCTCTGATGGTTGAACATTAGCACAATAAAATCCATGATAAACATGTGGATGATATGCTTCTAAATGTTTGTGCCAAGGGATATGGTCATATCCTTTTTCATCTTCATCCTTCTTAGTATACACATTAAACCACCCATGTATGTAATATGGTTCTCCAGCTTCTTGTACTTGTGGATCACTATAAAAGAATTGGTTCAATGACCAATATAAGTTTGCAAAACAAGGAATACCAAATGTAAAAGGATTATAAGTTCGATAATAATCTATATGATCTGATTCATCACCATCTTTTTTGGTATGTTCCCTTGTTTCATCAATTGATCCTTCTGTTGCACCTCTAACATATGCTCTTAGGTTATCACTAAATTGATTAGGAACTTGTATTCCATCTTCCAGATGTGAAAATAGTGGATGGTGTTCATTCTCTATGCACCAATTAGTCATATACTTGTAGTCAATACCACAATGCATCTTTATTCTAAATAAATCTTTTGATAATTCTGGTTGTTCCATACTTATATTTAGCACACTAAAATTCTTTAGTTTCTGATCGCCCCTCATATTCCAATTCAACTATTACTTTGTCGTTTTTTCTTGTGCCCTGTCTGTATAAGTTTTCATACAATTGGGCAGCACCCTGTTTAACTCCATTACGAAAGCCGTGATAGTAGCAACCCATAATAATTGCAACGCATATTCCATACATTAACAAATCCCAATCTGTCATACCTTTAACCTCGTCTGAAGCGTTTTAATTTCTTTTTTTTGTCTTTCATTAGGTTCTTTAACTTTCTCTAAAGTATCAAGAGCAACCTTTCGTCTTAATGCTATTTTCTTGTTTCTCCAAGCTCGTGTCATTTAAATTTACACTCCATCATCAATTCTGTTAAACATGCAACCAAGTTAATCTCTTGGTCTGCTACGAATGCAGACTTATAACTATAATCTGCAATTATTAATACTGCATTAGGGATACTTTCTTTTGAAATAGTATCATACATTGTGTCATATATCTTTCTATACAACATCACTGGGTCATTATCAATATTCATTGCAACCCATCTTCTCATATCTGTAAACCTTTTGGTTTTGACATGTTTTAGTAATTCATTTAAGCTCTCTTCTTGAACATTAGATAAGATACCTACATCAATCTCACCACTAACTGAATACCTTTGTAATTCGTTTATAACTCTTCTAAAGTCTGGAAAGAACTTCATTATCAGTTCTGCAAGAACATCTTGATTATACTTCGTACCTTCTTGAGTTAAGATATCCATCAACCTTGCAAGAAACACACCAGCAAGTCTGGGTCTTTCATCAGCTGGTATTTTAAAGTCTATTACAGTGCATCTTGAATGCAAAGGTTGTATTATTCTGTTCTTAAAGTTGCATGTTAGGATAAATCTACAGTTCTTATGGAACTCTTCGATAAATCCTCTCAAGGCAGGCTGTGTTGATTGTGGATTTAGATAATCTGCTTCATCAAGAATAACAACCTTATTTCCACCACCTAATGAAACAGTGGATGCAAAATTCTTAATCTTAGTTCTTAAAACATCTATTCCAGACTCTTCTGAACCATTAATCATAATCCAGTCTGCACCAATCTGTTCACATAATGCTTTTGCGACAGTAGTTTTCCCAGTACCAGCAGTACCAGATAAAATCATGTTTGGGATTTCACCTTTTAGATCAAAAAAGGTTTGTTTAATGCTAGAAGGTAGAACGCAGTCTTCAATTGTTCTTGGTCTATACTTCTCTACCCATAAAAATTCATCCATAATATACCTGTGTCAGTGTGTCAAAAAAGATAATGATAACCCACCTTATCATTACGAATAAGACCCCTAGATGAGAGAGTTGGTCTTATAGCCCTTAATACCAATGTCTTAGTATCTACACTCATTATTTATATGAGTTATGCACCATACTTTGAGTCTGGTTCTAGTGCAATGAAATATTCTACCCCTTTGTTCTTAGAAACAAAGTGAGAAATACCTTTAGATGATACATAAACTGTGTAATCATCTGCTAATACTTTAAGGTTCTCTATCTTAAAGTTCATTGAGTATGTACTTCCATCACCATCTGCCACTCTTTCCCCAAATCTATTACTTGAGTCATTCTTTCTGTCTTTAACAGTTAATGTGACATCTGTTCCATCAGACTCCAATACCAAATCTGGTAATGAAAGAACTGCTGAACCTTTAAGAAGTTTATTCAATGTTGCTTGTTCTAAATCAATAACAATCTCTGGACTTGGCATAGTTATATCCTTCTCTGGACTAATAACCATAGCGGAATCAGCATAATTATATACTGCTTTTACTGCACCACCATTAAGTGTTACTTGTTTATCTGAAAAATCAAAAGTTGGATTATCAAATAAAGATACTGTTGAAAGAAATTCTGATAAATCATAGATTGAGAACTCTGTATCAAAAGTCTCTTCTACATTTGCTTTACCAAATATATTTTTCATGGGACTAATGGTTTTTAGTTCATTCCCAACTCTTACTGTAATACCAGAATTGATACTACTGAAATTCTGTAAGAGATTTAATGTTTCTTCACTCAGATTCATTATTTACCTCGTTATCGTGAACACTAAGTGCAATCAGACCATAATGTAAAATTTTCAAGATATCCTTTCGGTTTTTCCCTTCTTTTTTACCATATCGTTTTGCATACTTAATGATGTTACCAATACAAAAACCTTCACCATGACCAGCATCCAGAATTACATCTGTTGCTTGATACAGTCCATTACCATAATGTTCTGTATAAGTTTCTGCTACATATTCCGAAAGTTCCTCAAGGAGTTTCGGTTCATTGAATTTAAAATCAATTGCATTCATATATTATATTATCTCATGAATTCTCTATTTGTCAAGTTACGAGTGGCCATGATAGTGCCCACAGATTACCATTTGTCTTTAACATCTGGTATTCCTTTTTCATAATCAAATGGTGTCGATATACTAGCAGGGTTATGACCACTACCAACATACCTAAATCCTTTCTGAACTGTCATAGGGTCTACATGGTCTAGATATCTATCTACCCAGTAACCTTTATCACTACAGTAATTTTCTACTTCTTCATATGTTCCATGAACATATTCTTGGAAGTATCCTTCTTTATTTAATACCCTTGCATATTCTTGTTGGTCTATCTGACCTCTAGGAATTTTTGGTAAGGGCAATTCTAATTGTAATTGTTTATTCATATTCCCTAATAAAATCTGGCGGGATGGGCCCACTGTCTATACTACAAGAGCTAGATAAAAGTGTCCTCTTTGTATAAGGTTGGGGCCCTGTCCCTGCCCGAGCTTCATCTGTAAAAGATTCGCCCCTATTGTTAAAAAAATTAAAATAAAATGGTAATACAC